CTCCCTGTATTTGAAAACCTTACAATACCTGATCAGATTGTACAGAACATACCATCAGCAGGTATGATAACTGTTACCGCCTCAATTGCTGTAGTTGCGACGACCTCTGCACTGCTCGCAAAGCCTCTTGCTGATCTTTTGTTAAAAGTGGTGAAACCTGTGACGAAGAAGGTTGTGAAGAAGATTGCTGCCTTACGGGGTAAGAAGCCCCCTGTATTGTCTGCTGCTGAGAGGAAGGCGGAGCAACGGGATCGGAACCGGGCGATAAAGATCTTACGTTCGGCACTGAAACCGAAGGGATAGAGTGACGGTGTTGCTTGATAGTATTAACATTTTGAACTACCACATCCGCACACACTTTAAAATAAGGACTTCTGGGGTGGAAACTGATTCCTTTTTGCATTAATTCGCCACAATTCTTCAAACGGGCAATCTCAAAGTCTAATCTTTTATTGGCAAGCATCTGACCTTGTAAAGCAATCTGTGTATCTGCTGCAGTTTTACATCGTTCCTGTAGTCCACCATCAAGTGGAAAAGAGATAGTTGCAGATAATCCAAGACTAGTGCTGTTACTAATTGCATCACCAGTTCTTACTGGTTTCTGCCAGAGTTCCTGTCCTGGATGGTCTGGTACTCCATCCCCTGTCATTTCCATAACAGTGATAGGCATATCTGCACCATCTTCATAGGCACGAACAGTCTCACCTTCGGAGTTTGTATATGTTCTATTATCATAATGTTCAGACCAAGGCCAGTTCTTCACATTCTTTTGAACTTCTACTAACTGACCTGTAAAATCTCTGTTATCATACTGTGGTTCATAGTAATATCTTTCAAATGGATCCTTCTCATTACGAGCATGAGTAATGAATGGCGTGATATTAGCAGTCGGTCCTTGACATGCAATACCCCCACCATATTGATTGGTTATATATGGTCCTTGTAATACCTGAATGGCCTGGTTGGTAACCGAGCCTGAACTATTTGCGATTGGGTTTGCTGTTGCACTTACACCCCCGACATCTGCTGCATGAGCAGGGGCAGTTACAACCGCAGTCAGAACAGATAGACATATTGTTTTTATTGAGTAAAGATACTTGTTGTGTCGGTTATGCTGGTAACCTCGGTGGTTCTTTGAATCACAGTTTGATTCGTTACCCCTGGTCCCATGTAGGTCTGGGTGAACTGGAATGCCGCTCCTGGATCTGCGATCGTAAAACTCTGACCATTTAAATCTAGACCAGAGTTGGCGCTTGTTACTTGCCCCTCTGTTCCTCCTAATGGATTCACTATCACTGAGTTTGTTGTTGGGTTCGGACTGAGGGATTGCCCCCCGTTGGTCACGTTTGTTCCCGATACTGAATATTGCCATCCTGTTGCATAATCTATAGAGTTAATTGTTTCAGTCACTTTAGAGGTTGTCTCCGTGTGGCTGGTCATGCTTCCCTGGCTGAAGTTTGGGACCACGGGGACCGCCAGGGCAACGGCAGGAATAAGACTTACTCCCACCGCAGACATCACAATATATGTGATTGTCTTTCCAGAAGTCATGATCTTTGACCTCCATTTATTTAGTGTAGAATTGTGAGCTCAGAGACAAATTGTCCCGTAGCATTCGTACCAGCTCCACCAGCCGTCAAAGTAATAGCACCAGCAGTACTAAGAGTACCAGCTAGAGAACCAGCAGATCCTGCAGTTGTAGATGTAATGTTGCCAAAGTTTGCTACATCACCAACAGTGACTGCTGCTGTTGGAATCGCATCAGCCTGTGTATAAGACTGAGAGAAACTAAAAGCACTACCAGGATTATCCTGAGTAGCAGAAATTGTGCCTGGAGCATAAATTCCACTAGTAATTGCACCAGTAGAAATTGTATTAACTGTTGTCCCGTCAGTAGTATCTACACCGCTACCTGAAATTGAGAAGTTACTACCAAGTCTTGTGACATTGGTAGCAGCAGCATCAACGGTTAACTGAACACTAGAAGATAACTTATGCGTAAGAGCACCTGCATTCGCTGCTGGTGCCGTCATCAGTAACATAATGAAGGGTAAAAACCTTTTCATATGATTTACCAAAGAGGTATGTATTCTTATTTAGCTTAAGATTTCTTGAGATTCGCAAACTGTATCACGGCAGACAATTAATCTACTAACGTTCCATGTGCTCTACGAATCTCTCTTAGTGCTTCAAGGTTCATATCCTTGGTGCCACCATCGTATGCATGAGCATAACCTTCTTCAATCATTTGTTCGTTGAGTGACACGTTGCTGTCCCCAATGTAAAGCCAACCAAGAAGACGCCCATATTTACCGACGCCACCAACAAGTTCAGTCCTAACAGACAACTCATCATCACCAGCGATAGTACTCTCCAGTTTTTCTTTGAGCCAGTTGGTTGCGTCGATTCCAAGTGCCTTCTCCTCTAGGTTCTTCGTCCTCTTCTCTGGCGTATCAACTCCAGCAACTCTAACTCTTTCTTTCTTGTATAGATCAAACCCGAGGTCAATAGTGACATCGATAGTATCGCCATCAAGAACACGGTTGATCTCCGTCACTCGGAAGTTGTAGCAGGACTTCCTGCTTGGTGGTGTCATTGCGCCCATAATTGATCTCCTTGGCATCTGCTGCCGTTGCTATTCCTATGATTGTGATCGCTGCTGATATGACGGCACCAGCACCCCATACCCACTTCTCTAGTTTACGAACTCTATCACGAAGTTCTTCTTGAGTTTTCTCAGCGTCTTCAATCCTGTGTGTCAGGAGTGCTATCTGCTGGTCCTGATTCGCATCCTTCTGGTTGATTTGATCTGCCATATTTTAATTCAGCAAATGCTATTCTTAATATGTATACAATGTATACTAATGCCAATCCAGCAGCCATGGCTGTCATAAGAATTACTGACCATACAGGATCAGATGGATTATCTAGTGGACGCAATAATAAGTTCATAAAAAAAGTCCCTACTAGAGGGACTAACATTTACTATATGTATACAACTTAAGTTGGAGAATCAGACTTCTGTGGTGTCTTCCTGATCTGCCGCTTCAATATACTTACCTGCTGACTTGAGATCTGCTGTTGCAGTCTCGTCATAGATCGCATTCTTTTGTGCCCAGACCAGATTCATGGAGGACACTGAGTCGCCTGCCTTTACAGAGGCAGCAATTGATCTCAGTCTATTTAAGGTGGGTTCGTTAAGAGCCATTTGATTTGTCCAAATATCTTTACTAGTATATTTATTTAGTATTTTTAGAAATTAACTGTACGTTTTTTTGCATATCTTTCAAGGTACTTTAGAAGTTCTTCTGGTGCAGTCATACCATAAGGATCTTCTGTTGCATTAGATTTTTGTCCAGGTTCAGTAGTCATGAATTGAACAATACCATCATCAACAACCATTGCATAACGCCAAGAGCGGTTACCAAAACCAAGATTATCCTTAGAAACAAGCATACCCATATTGCGGGTAAAGTCTGCGTTACCATCAGGGAGCATCTTGACCTTTTTAATTCCCAACTCATTTGCCCATGCATTCATAACAAACGCATCGTTTACAGAGATACAATATACTTCATCAACTCCAAGTTGCAAAAACTTATCATAAAAAGACTCGTATCCAGGAAGTTGCTGAGTAGTACAAGTTGGTGTAAATGCACCAGGGAGAGAGAATACAAGAACTCTTTTTCCCTGGAACAAGTCAATAGAATTAACAGTTTCAAATTCACCACAAGTAAGACATGGACCTTCTTTACGAAGAACAAATTTTACTTGGGGTACATGTGTTTCCATTTGCATATAGTTAATTATTAAATACTGGTGTCATTATACCACTATCTGGACCATTGTCATCATCTTCATCCTCAGAGAGTAATGAATAAAAGACAAAGGATCCAAGTAAAATAGACCCTAGAATTAACATTTACCATACTCCTGGGATGATCTGTCCTGTAGATGCATAGGCACCCATTGCTGCAATAACACCGAGCATTGCTGCCCAACCGTTGATGCGTTCTGCGTTTTCGTTCATTGTTTGTTCTCCAAAGTTTTGTTAGTGATAATAATTTTCTCTCCATCATGAGAGAACTGTAACTCGTCATCGGGATGCCAAAGCAACTCTTCATACATATCATCAAGTTTTTGCATGTCTTTGTATAGAGCGTTGTGATCTGGCATTTTAATAAAACATCTTTACTATCTATTGGCAATTATAGCAGATAGATGTTATTTGTCAGAATCCGAAGACACCAAAGAAAAATACGCTACCACTGAAAGCATAAGAGACAACAGCAGCAACAAATCCAACCATAGCAGTGCGTCCATTTAATTTCTCTGCTTTCTCGGCATATGACTCATAACCATAACGTTCTGCGTCGGTCTTAGAAATATACATTTGTGGTTCAGTGGCATACATGTTTGTGCGTCCACCGTCTTCAGTTGTTACAGTCATGTTACACTCCGTTATAAATCTTTACATATTATATAGGTAACGTAAAGTTTTGTCAATAGTCCATGTTACCACCATAACGAATACAGGTCTTTTTGTTTTCTGCTGATGACCTACACCACTGCCTCACATAAGCATCTGCATCCTTATCCATTGTGAAGTGAGCATGGTTATGAAGCATCCCAATCATAACCAATACCCCAATAGATATTACATTAAAGTGTGTAGCAGGATGATTGACGATCCGTATAAAATAATCTTTCATAAAAAAAGGGGATGCCGTCGCACCCCCAGTATAACATCTAGATGTTTACGTGTCTGACTAAAAGATCAGAAGTTGTACTTAACGCCCAACTTAGCTCCGTATCCACGGTCAAGATCTTCGTCGCCTGAACCTACGAAGGAAACTTCACCATATGCACCGAGGTTGTCGGTCAAACCAAGACCCAGACCTGCCTTACCAGAAGGAACGGTGTCGCTATCACCACCATCAGGAGTCAGCACGGTAGCGCCACCCTGAACGTAGTAAGAACCAGCTTCGCCAAGAGCACCTTCGTAGCCTACGTGAACGTCTGTTCCAGCGCCATTGTACTCCGATCCAGTCCAACCAGCATTGGTTTCTACGTTGACGTAGGGACCTGCAAGGGCAGCGCCAGCGGATGCGAACAGAGCAGCAGTTGCTGCGAATACAGATTTAATCATTTGAATTACCTTTAGTTACTTGCGGAATGAATACCCGCAGATGAATAGGGACTCGACGTGCCCCGTTATTAAGTATACCCTTTGTTATATTATGACAAAAGGTTAAGTATTTATACTACCTGAACTTTAAATGTTTGTCAAGTAGTGTGGATAACCCTACCGATGTTGAGAAGGATCACTTACTTTACCCAGATAAGGATCGAAGTCAGTAATAGTCTTAACTTCCATTGTTGCCCCCATCTGTGTCCACCAATTCATTATACCATCAAAGTTCTGTTTATGGAAGACATCGACATGTTCTGGATGAATGGATGATCCCAACTGAAGTCTATACAGCAGTAATGGGATGGAATAAGTATTCCCCGAATTGTAAATGAGATCATCTGCAACTGGACGGGGTTTGACACCATTATCTAAACGATACTTATCTGGACCTTTGACATGATGCTTAATTAACTTCTCAGCATGATGCCTGGTAATCATATAACAAGCAGTAGAGAAGTCATTTACAAACCTGCGATGCAATTTAATATGCACATCACCTGTTTGAATAATTGCAACTTGTACAACATCCCAATCATATGGGAGGTTTGCGACAAAATCACTCCAAGAGAAGTTCCAAAAATGAACAGTATCTAAGTTACAATCATCTTCCATAATTATAGCATAAGGACTATCGGAAGTGTCATACCAATGTTTAATCGCCTTCAAGTGTGAAGTGATACAACCAACTTCCCCAGAAGACATCATATCAGGATAGCGACCTTTAAGAATGCCACTCAAATCATCTTCACGTCCATCATATGCAGAAATACGATGATAGTCAGTTACATTCCAATGAGCAAACTGCTCTTCCATATAACCTTTACGATTTTCATCGGCATCCATATTCAAATAATAAACTGGACCAAAGTTTTTCAGTTTATATGCGGACTTGTTTTTATCTACAACAGCACTATCCATGACGTTCAATTACCTTCTCTACACTAGGGATATAGTTATTACGTAAAACTTCTTTCCACTCAAACTTCTTAGCGTATTCAATAATTTCATCTCTATTATTAATAGAATATTCTCGATTCTTAATTATTGCATCTTCAACAAATTCAAGATCGTTGATTTTATTTTCAGGTATTACTGTAATAAATTCCCTATCAAGATCCAAATTTGCTTTGCCCCATTCACATACAACAACACCCAATCCAGCAGCAAGTGCTTCCATACAAACAAGTGGATGTGCTTCACCATCAGATAGAAGAACAAGATTGCCGTAGTCAGTTAACTCGTTATATAAAGTCTCCTTATCCCACTCCCCGAGATAATTTTTATTAGTATCAAACCTATTGTCTGCAAGATTACCAGCAAACCAAAGACTATCAATTCCTTGGAATAGATGTTGACGTTTACGATAGTCAATTTTTGCAAGGTAGATACTACGATCCGAATGTAGAGGATCTTTTGAAACTCTGAATCGATCAATGTTTACACCATTAGGTGTTACAAAAGTATTTTCTTTAGGAATATCAAACATGATATTATAAACCTTTTGAATTCCTTCAGACAAACAGAAGACGTTAGGTTTAATCTTTTGAAATTCTGCAGAAACACTGGCATATCCACCAAACATTTCCTTACGCTCTAGGTATCCAAAGTGACTTGTGATAGCACTAGGATACTGAATATAAGGCATTATCGGAATAAACTCGTCATAATGCACATGTACAAAATCAGGGACAAAGGCATTAATACCATTAATAATCTGCCTAGAGTCTTTGGTATTGATGATGTAAACTTCATGCCCAAGTTCCTCAAGGGCATTCTTTGTGTCCCAAACAAGAATCTCTACTGCACCCCAACCTGTTGGGGGAATAGGCATAATACCAGGACCAACTAATACAATTTTCATTTTAACTTTTCTGGATAATCTGTACAAACACCATAACAGTTAGTAACCTTCAGAGAATCCCATTTGGGATTATTCCACTCTGGCATTACAACAATACTTCTACTTGTATATGGTTTACCTGGATAACTCCAGATAAATTGTTTACTGGTTAGGGTAAAGTCATCTTCCTGATGCCAGAAGTAATTATATCCACTAGTGCCATCAGAAAAAGCAAACATAGTAGTAATATCTTTACAATGAATCCAAAGATGTTGTGCTCTTGCCGCTAACCACCACCAAGTTACCGCATGTTGAGGCTCATCATGTCCCAACCACAGACGTTCTGTTTTGGGATCATATCTAATATCAACTTCAACATCATATCCCTGTTCGATACATTTGTCAATTTGATCTGGACTATTCTCAGTAGAAGAATCTGGACCATTGATATTGGCACGATGTGCAATTAATTTCATTTTAACCTCTAATACAAGCAGCATCCATAGGACAAGGAGCAAGATCCGACTGACTAAACCTACGCAAAAACGCACCCATTTTAAATGCTTCTGGAGAAGGTTCCCAAATTCCCTCACAGACATCATCAATATCATCAAAGGCATTTAGTGCCCATGTGAGATACTTTGGACCAAAGAACTGAATAGTATCAGGGAATCTGGGGTGATGTCCAGGAAGATAGAACTTATACTTGTCACAAGTATTGAGATCAGGAAACCTCATCAGGACAGTATCATACCTAGCAAGGACAATAAAGTCGTAACTGGTATTAGTCTCTTCCGCGTAAGACTTTACAATATTAGCAACTGACTTAATAGAAAACAACTGGGACATCACATTACTATAGTTCTTGTGATTCCAGTGTGGACCATCAGGATGCTTACCAGTGAATCTCTCATCAACGTACTTAAGTGCGTTAGGAGGCAATTCAAAAGTTCTTGGATCTTCTATACCCATAATGATTGGGGCATAGTTATCAGCAATAATTTTAGGAGCATCCTTTGAAATAGGACACTTTGCAATCTTTGACCAAGAAGAGTACTCATACTCTCCTTCTGTCTCTTCTTTCCACCACATATGCCCAAAGACATCGGTGTCATACCTATCAAGAATTACTTGTTTGTAGGTATCAATAATTTGCTGATTATCAACAAATCTAGGTTGACCAAAAAACGCTAGTGCTACTTTCATCAAACTTCACCCTCGTAATGCTCCAAGAAATAATTCAGATCTTCGGGAGTTCCAATACCCCACATACCAGACTTATCGATCTCTTTGATGCGAATTTTTTTGCCATCACCAATTGCTTCGTTAAAGACTGGACAAACATAATATTCATTATTGACCCGAACATCTTTCTCGATCATCTGCTCAGCATACTTAACATAATCAGATCCTCTCTTCCAGTAGTAGATACCAACAGTGGCATGTTCTGAGATTGGTTTCTTCTCGGCAACTTCAGCAACGTATCCATCATCTCCCAACTTGGCATAAGACCACTTAGGATGAGTTGCTGGGAAGGTAACAATACCACCATCTACCTCACCATTCTGGAAGGCATAAAGAGTCTCATTAGAATCCCACTCAACAAACTGGTCAGAGTTTGCCATTACTAACGGTTCGTCGTTGTCGATGAATTGTTTCGCAAGTAAAGTGGTACAAGCTGCACCTTCTGTGATGCCTTCGACCTGTACAATATTGCACCCAGGAGCAATAAGAGGAAGCAGGTAATTGAGATTATACTTATCATAGTGTTCCTTTTGTACAATGAATGTATAGTTTGCTTTAATATTGAGATTCTCAGTGACCACTTGGATCATTGGTTTTCCTTTAACTTCAATAAGAGGTTTAGGGAAGGTGTATCCTTGACTAGCAAATCTACTACCAGCACCTGCCATAGGAATTAATACATTCATCGTCTTACTCTCCCATGCAACTTTTTTCTTAGTGCCATTTAAAATCTTTTTAATTCGGTCAATCTTACTTTGATTGAGATCTTTGCGATCTTCTACGGGAACAAGGTGACACTTACTATCTAATGCACCTTGACGACCAATATGACTATCCTCAATAATAACAGTATTGTTTGGAATAGCACCAAGTGCGGTCATGCACTTCCAATACATTGCTGGAAATGGTTTATTGCGTACAACGTCTTCATTAGACACGTACATATCTACAAACTCAAGCAATCCCAAACGCAAGAGAATAATCTTCACAGTATTGCGAATGCTATTAGAGGCAACTGCAATCTTATAACCAGAATCTACCAACTGTTGGAAGTAACCCATCAATTCATAGTCTTTAGCAACACACTCATTAAAGATCTTAAGAGTTGCTTCCTGCTTGTCTTTCCAGATAGTATCATATTGATCTACAGGAAGACCTTTATTCTTCGTAAGAAGTTCCAGTTTTGCTTTAGTAGGAAGACCATCGTAGATACTGACATGATCTCCCCTACTGATTGCATATTCTGAACCAAGTGCTTGATTCAGAGCATCGTAATGATAATCCTTACTGTCGATAAGGACTCCATCCAAATCAAATATAACAAGTTTAGTTGTCATTATTTTTTGTCTCTCCAAAGAACATAGTGCCAGGGATTTTTAGTGATGGGAAGTTTGTGTCTCTTTTGAGCATTGAATCCAATAAGACACTCAGGGTTAATCTCTGCACCCATCTCACAAATTTCAACGAAGTTTTCAAATACGTCGAGATATTTATCCATTAGTTCAGAGGACCCAAATGCAAAGTGGTCATTAATACCATGATCTACATGCGCCCATTCATTAAGGACATTTACGGTATTTAAATCGTAATTGTCAAGTGACCCAATTGGTGTATTAAAGTATTCATCAGTTCGTAATCGAACAACGCAATCATACTTAAAACCATTTTCTTCCTCGTATTTTTTCTTGAGGTTATTTGCTTCACTCAAACTGTAAAACATAGAAATAATGTTATTCACAGGATGAGGGAATCTAGGATCAGGATGAATATCTTCAGCATCAAACTGTTTGGGTTCTTCAAAGACCAGACCCTTAGGTTGCCACTTATCGACCATAAAGTCTTTAAGATCTGCTTCCCAACGTCCACGATCTTTATATTGATCCCAAAAGTATGATCCTACCCATTCTTCATCATACCATATATGTGCAAATACATCGATCTCTGCGTCAGGATTTGCATCCCAAATCATAGACTGATGATTCTCAAAACATTCTTTCAGGTGTCTTGGTTGACCTGAATAGATCAAAGCTACCTTAGACATGATACTTACTATTATCTTTTGCTAGATGGACAATTTTTGCATCGAATGTACATGCCTGCTCAAATAATTCTGGGAAGGCAAGAGAGGGAGAAGCAACAAATACTTCATCTCGATGTTCAACATAAAACTTATTCAAATGACTCTCATCATGCCAGGTTGCAATGATGTTGTTTGACTCATCTTCATCAGTTCTACTATCAAGTTCTTCAATCATCTCCATGACATATGGCATTTTACCACCCCACAGACAACCCTGCACGTAAATAGACAGATCATCATCTTCTGCTACACATGCCCTGGAGAGAGGAGTAACATCAAATGCTCCAGGAATATTATCGTGTGGAGGGAAGTTTAAGTAATCACATGGATGATGAACACCAATGTACTTCTTAGTATCATCAAACAGATCTTCTGGATTTACGGTATCAACCACACGCATATCAGCGTCAAGGAAGAGTAACCAATCACAATCCTTAATATCTTCAAAGCATCTACGAATCATCTTGAAGCGATACAAAGTAATGTATGGCCATTCCAGATGCTCTTGCTTATAGACGACAGCGTTATCAGGTGCTTCAGGAATTTCACCATCAGTAAAGATGGCATACTTCTTCTCAACTCCAGGAAGAAGAAACTTTTCACAACTCTCATACCAAGTTGGCAGGAAGTTTAGATACTTCTCGGTGCCAATAAAAATTACAGCAACTTTCATCAGATAATAATCCATCCTTCACAATAAAGATCAGTTGTATCCAGATGCTTATTATCTGGACCAAACCATTTGCTAGGAGCGATAACCTTTTCGCTCTTCGCTAACCATGCACCCCACCAAGAGAATGATGAGTTTGCAATAATATGTGCGTTACAAAGACTCATTAAACACATATCAACATAATTTATATTACCTTCAGCAACTAAGAATCGATCGTCGTCAAACAGACTCTGCTCTTTACACCAGTCTGGATCATCACTAAAGACAACAACATTTCTATCCCCATCAAAATGAGTCAATGCTTCCTCATAATAATCAAGACCAAGATTATTATGATTGTGTGACAATGTTAAATAATCTGTTCTTCTAATGTGTAAAGAAACTGGATTCTCAAAGGAATTGATCATAGACCTACTAGGTCTAAGGAACTGAGGTTTGAAGGTAAAATCTTCACGAATAGTATCTTCAATATCTTTAAAGTACTTTTCAGATTGCAAGTACCCCCTAACGTCTACCCACTTGGGGCAGTTGTTATAGAGATCATCATCAAATCCAAAAGTCTTTTCATTTACAACTGGTCTTTCACCATCAGTATATTGAACATTTAAATTTTGAACTGTGCTCATATTAAAAGGATAGAAGAGTTGGTGATCTTTCCATTCATCCAGTTTGTCGTAAGATTCTGCTGGAGGAGGCATCATCCAAACATGTCCATTTTTAGCAGCAATCCCACGAAGAGATGCATACTGAAACATTTGATTGCCAAGTCTACCTAGTTGCCCTAACGCATTAAATCCGATCATAATTCTCTTTAAACCATTCGTAAGTTTTAGTCAATCCCTCTACAATATCAACTTTAGGTTTCCACCCAAGATCAAGTAGTTTATCTACATTCATAACCTTCCTAGGGGTTCCATTTGGTTTGGAAGTATCCCAATAAATTTCACCACTATATCCAATAACCTCAGCAATAACTTGTGTCAACTCTTTAATTGAGATGTCATATCCAGTGCCAATGTTAATGATTTCAGAATCACTATAATTCTGCATACAAGCATAGCACGCTTCTGCCATATCATCAATGTAAAGGAACTCTCTCAAAGGAGATCCATCACCCCAACACCAGAACTGTTCATCACCATTTAGTTTTGCTTCATGCATCCTACGCATAATTCCAGGAATAACATGACTCGACAGAGGATCAAAGTTATCTCCAACACCATACAGATTAGTTGGTTGAAGAGAGATAGCATCAAACCCATGTTGATGACGATATGCTTGACACATCTTGATGCCAGCAATCTTTGCAACGGCATACGCATCATTAGTGGGTTCTAATGGACCAGTCATCAACTGATCTTCCGTAATAGGAATGTTAGCGTGCTTTGGATAAATGCAAGAAGACCCAAGGAATACTAATTTTTTAGTTCCATATCCATGAGCACAATTGATGATGTTGGTTTGAATCATCAAGTTCTTGTAAATAAAATCTGCTGGTAATGTTTTGTTTGCCATAATGCCACCAACTTTGGCAGCTGCAACAAAAACATATTCAGGTCTTACAGAACCAAAATACGATTCAGTTTGAACTTGATCTGTAAAATCAACTTGTCTACGAGTTGCTTCAATAACAAATGAGTGCCCTTTATCCTTCAGACACCTCACTATTGCTGATCCAACTAAACCGTTGGCACCAGCAACCAAAATTCTAGAATCACTGTCCATAGATACACATGTCCTCAACTAACTCATCAAACGAAATTTTTGGTTCCCAACCAAGTTGCTCTTTTGCTTTTGTTGCATCCCCTAAAAGAGACTCAACTTCTGCTGGGCGAAAGTATTTATGGTCAACTTTAATAACCTCTCTTCCAGTATTTTTATCAATCCCAACTTCATCTTGACCCTCACCTTGCCATACAATATTCATACCAAAATAATTAGCAGACTTTTCAACAAACTCTCGAACAGAGTATTGATTGCCCGTTGCAATAACATAATCTTCTGGCGAATCCTGTTGAAGCATCAACCACATTGCTTCAACATAATCTTTTGCATGACCCCAATCACGTTTTGCATTTAAATTTCCAAGAAGAAGAACATCCTGAAGTCCACAACTAATCTTAGATAATCCCATAGTAATCTTCCTAGTCACAAAGGTCTCTCCTCTACGAGGAGATTCATGATTGAATAGGATACCACTACATGCATACATTCCATATGATTCACGATAGTTTTTAATAATCCAATATCCATACAACTTTGCTACTCCATAAGGAGATCTTGGATAAAATGGTGTAGTTTCCGTTTGAGGAACCTCCTGAACCTCACCATACAATTCACTTGTAGACGCCTGATAGATACGAACTTTATCTTCCATCCCCAGAATACGAACTGCCTCAAGAATACGCAGAGTTCCTAGTCCATCAACATTACCAGTATACTCAGGCATCTCAAAAGATACTTTAACATGACTCTGAGCACCCAAATTATAAATCTCATCTGGTTGAGACTTCTGAATTACATGAATCAAATTACCAGCATCAGTAAGATCACCATAGTGAAGTTTCATCTGAGGGTGATCAAAAATGTGATCAATGCGATGGGTATTAATAAGGGATGCTCGTCGAACAATCCCATGAACCATATATCCCTTCTCGATAAGCAACTCTGCAAGATAGGAACCATCCTGCCCAGTAATGCCAGTAATAAGTGCTGTCTTCATAATTTAGATACCTATAATTAGATTATACCACAAATCCAAATAAATACTATACGATTGATTCTATGTTATGTCAAAAACAATTAGTGTGAAAAGACATGGTGATAACTATTTTTATAAAGCATCAAATGTTTTTCCAGAACATCTTCTAGATGATATAGTAAAAGAGTCCTGTAACTGGATAGACAATAATAGGAAACCATTCAACGAAGAGACATATCCACCAGAAGCATCAATAGAATGCTACAAACTATTAGAGGACCATCCCTTTTGGACATCATTCTATACCGAATTAAAAAAACATATTTTAAAATATTGTAGTGTCACAAAAAAGGACATATCTAAATTAAAGGTAGACCAATCATGGATGACTAGAGTTGCAGACAATTCAATACAAACTCCAGGTTACACATCAGTACAAACTAAATCTTCAGAATGGACAGAACACTTAAAAAAAGAAGTCTATGACAAACATACGCGAGAAGAAATAAAAAGAAGATTGTCACAGAACAATACATTTGGAAACATGCACTCTCACGAAACAAATGATATTGGATTAATATATTATGCAAAAAATCCAGATCCAAAATATGGAACAATAGTAAAACTAAGCGATACCAAAATGTTCAAAAATGATGGGGAAGAAAATAGTTTACTCATATTCAATCCCCGACTATATCATACAGCAGTTTATCCAAAGTTTGAAGATTTGGCATTAAGTCCAAGAATATCAATTGTTATGGACTGTAGCTTTACGGAAGAATCCAATCAGGAACATCAAACGGATCATTGATATACCAATCAAAAATTATATTATACTTAGGAATTTTATGCAGTTCTTTTATTGGATAGCACAATTGATGATCAAAAGAATGTCCATCAAAAATTGTCAACCTATTTGGTTTGGATAAGACCTTGATAATTGATGGGGCAGATTTACCGTTAGAGTATAGAATTTTAAGTGCATATAAATTATCATTCTCTGGTGATATTATATTATACACACAACGAATAATATGTTTATTTTGATAATAATCAATCGCTTTTGCTGGAGTATCCCCTGCCGTTAAGATGACATGTTCTTTAATACTGTCTTCAATTATCCCATTTCTAATATCATCATTTTTTATATAAGATTGGGGACTATCAACTCTCTCTCCCCAGCAAGAAAATGGAATAATATAATCAGAACTATATCCAAACTCCTCTAAAACATAAGTTTGAACTTTCTCCTTTATAGAAAGACAAAAGATATTCCAACAATTATCATCATACGGAAAGTATGCTGTAGTCGAAAGTGCTAACCCATGACAATCAATTATAGATTTGGTTATATCTATACAGTCCGTAGTATAAAGATTATGTTCGTAATGCTTTAAAGAACTCGCATGTAAAGACTCTCTAAGATCTTCATCTAAGAAGTCATCAAAAGTATCAACTCTTAAAGTTTTTTTCGTACAATTTTTTGACATAGTTAGGAGAATGTAATGGTGTTTCTTTCTTAAATAAATGTTTTGAAGAAGGACACATAGAGCATACAGATTCTGCAGTCCTAATAAAAAACTCAAAGACTTCTAAGTCAGATGAAGAAGAATCTAATGGAACATACTTTAAATATGGATCCCACTTTGAAGATAAAATATTACCATACTTTTTTTTCTGTAGGGGTAAATATGCCAAAGGAGCACACTTATATATTTTAGAGTCTTGTAAAATAAAATTCTCTTGCCCTACAGGACAATTATCCCAAGACTCTCTATAGTCGTTACTAGTTATTGGTTCCATTGAAGACCCGTATCCATTATAGGACCTCAACCAATAATCGGTTGCATCATGTATTCTATAATTTACACCAGATTTTTTTATTCTATGTATTGCATTATCAAATAATTTAATGTAATCTTGATCAAGAGAGTGTTTTGTAATTGTAAGAATACAATTAGTTTCTATTAACGCCTTATCAATTCCAGATACTTTATCAAAAAGAAGTCCGTTAGATACCAATTCAAGTTCTTGATCTTCTCCAACATCCCAAACTTCTTTTGTCATATAGATTATATCAACGATCTCTTTATTCAAGAATGGTTCTCCACCTAACATAGATAACTCCCGAGGTCTAATTCTCTTATTCCATAAGAGATACCATTCCCTGAGAGTTTGTAATGTAATATTTTCTCTATACCCATCATTAGTGTAATGCCCACAACCTTGACATGTGAAATTACAAGAATGTGTTACATGCCACTCAAGATGAGGAATCGAGAGGGGAGAAGAGTCTTTGTTCATGACCTGTACATCCAGCATACCAACCAGTAGCAATAAACTTCTCACTCATCGGTGGATTACCCCTATGAATATGAGTAAATGATCCTGGCCAAATAACCACTCGCCCCTGCTTAGGTTTAATTTTAAGTTGTTGATATAGATATTCAGTTTCTCCTCCATCATCAACATCATTAAGATAAACCATCCATGCAAGAGTTCTCAACTGATTGTTCCAGGTAGAATCTTCTGCATGAAATGCATGATACCCCTCTTTAGGATTAGTTTGCTGAAGCAAAACACAACTACTGGTGTAAGGGAATGCTTTAAGATATGGATATTTGTTAACATACTCTAAGGCACATCCATTTACCAACATCTGCAAGTAATCTGCTTCTCCAGGAGAAAAGTTATGCATCTCAACTTGTTTATCAGACAGATAATTATTACTACGAGGATGAAGATAATTACTATTGTTTAAATAAGTTACCAACCAATCACAAAAATCACTCGGTATAATATCATCCCAGACCATAATAAAGTCTTGATGCAGATATTCTTTTGACGCAATATCTTCTAAATTTTGATTATTCGACATTGTTAAGCAACTTCAACAGATTCAAGGTCAACAGAAAGTGACTCCATCAAAATATCATAATCATCAAGAGGTTCTCCAGAGAATACAATTCCAGTATTCTCATAATAGCGACGAACTTTTTTAAAAAGTTTTGGGTTCTTCACATCAAGGAAAATTTCACCAGCGGCAGCAGCACGAAGAATACTGATGTCCTTTTTAAACTTTGCAGTGATAGTCATTTGTCTGTAGTGTTGACAATTTAATTTTAATGGACTGACGAAGATTCGTCAAGTGCTTCCTGTGAGGATCGAACTCACCTTAGGCAAATTATGAGTTTGCTGCATTCACCAGATTGCTAAGGAAGCAAATAGGACTGCTGGGAGTTGAACCCAGGTCACACCGTTATAAGCAGTGGGCCTTAACCGTTAGGCGACAGTCCCTCAGGATGCATCATCATGATCCGTGTGTATCCGTATTATATCATCTTTTGCTGGCATCATCACTGCAGCATTTCCATCTTCATTAATTATTCCAATATGCTCACCGTTCTCTACCCTTTCAATCATCTCATCCCATCGATCTTGAAATTCTTGAACCGTGTAAACTTCAATACTCATCTTGAACCTCTTGAATACTTCTGTAACGAACTTTATTATCTTTATATTCTCTATACTCCCAATCAGAAGGACTCCAATGAAAATACATGTTCCTATAAAATTCACCTGGAAATGGTGTTACCCTAGCATGAGCACACAAACTTTCATATAGTAACATGTCCCCCTTCTCAAAGGTGACCTGATGATGTTTACCGTCGTGATCTACAAAATCTAATGGCCATTTACAATCAGGATACTCATCAATAAAAACTATAGCACTGATCACATGTGTATCTATATTATCTCTATGAACACACAACATACAATCTTTTTGATATGACCTAATTCCAAAAGCTTGTTGGAACCTTAGTTCTTTTCCACACCATTCCTCAGCGATCGGTTGAAGATTCTTATTCCATTCCTCAAATTTTTCTTCAGGAACAAAAGAACACAACGTAAAAGGATTATCGTTGTTTAATGCAGAAATAGACCCCTCACAAACATAGGCATCATATTGTGTCTCGTAGTAAGATTGATCACAAATTTCATTGAATCTACATTTATTATATTCTAAAAGAATATCAAATAATAACTCAGGATCAAGTTTTATTTTTTTAAATGGGGGATTAGAAAAAGTTGGCCAGGGAGTATTAATCATCGTAATTTAGGTCCATACATCCACGTAACAAGAGAGACTCTTCTACCATGCGTTACAGGAGCAACTCTATGAGGAGCTCTAGAGTCAAACACAATAATAGATCCTTTCTCCTTAGGAGATTTAACTAGATTACCATGATAATCAATAAACTCCAAATCTCCTCCTATATATTCACTTGGTTCACTAACTAAAAGACTTGCACTAAGTTTCCTAGTAAAGTTGGTGTCACTAGATGTACCATAGTCACTATGCCAAGCATAATGCCCACCCGCTTCATATACAGATACCTGAATGCTCTCCATAAAACTGCAGTCATATTCCCAATAGTGTTTATTTGCAAGTCCAATATAATGCGACATTATACTACAGACCCAGTGATGCTCTGGCCACCAATGAACTTTTGAATTTCTTACTGCATGATCATTTCGATCATCTCTATCTCCACCAACACCAGCATCCTCAAAATCAACTCTAAATTCCTCCATTTCTTTAAGTTCATCAACCATAATGTCAACTAACTTTGCAGGGATTATTTCCCTGTAATACATCACTGGTGAGTCAGCAACTCTATGTGATTCTTGATCAATTGGTTCGGGAGGAGTATATGCAGATACGTACATTTTTACTTAGCAAAATCGGGGTGACAGGATTTGAACCTGCGGCCTCACGCTCCCAAAGCGCGTGCTCTACCAAGCTGAGCTACACCCCGCAGATCAATTATATTATATCAAAAATTTATCAATAGGTCAATACTTCATCTCTAATATAAGATACGATCAATACTCCTCTACGATTATCAGATTTGTTGTAAGCATAATGTTCAGATAACTTCTCATCAAACATATTAAGATCAGCGTTATTTAGAATTCTTTTTTCATTATTAACCACTAACCCACACTCACCATCTGATGGTATATCAATACTAAAATGATATTTAATTACACTAGAATCTTTATAGTTCTCATCAATCCTTTGATCACCATCACTATGAGGTTCTAACTCTACACCAGGTTCCAATATAGAGAACACTGCTAAGACAGGGAGAACTGGTTGACTGAGAAGAAGATTTGTAGTAAAGCACTCCCTACATTGTTTGGGAGTTCGTCCAATAATCTTGCGATTAAAAACGAGGGGGGAAATCTTCCAAGGACTTTCTTCAGTCAATGTTAGATCAAATCCTAAAAAATCATCATCAGGATTTGCAGTCATATCATAGGTGTGAGAATAATCAATAAAAAAATCATAATTACGATTCTTTATGTAATCCTCTCTAATCTTTCCATAATTGTCGGTAAAAATTTTTGGATCAATTAGACTAATTTTGTCATCAACAAACATAGATATTAAAAAATTTTCAAATTTATTTAGGTGCCATCTATTACAATGAAATTTTAAGCCAAGGTAACAGTGGTGGTATTACTCCAATGAGTCGAAGTAAACCCTCAGCAAAAAGTGCGAGAACAACCCAACCAACACACATAGAGATAATTGAAGCGTTACGATTATGCTTTCGTATTGCATCGTCAATCATCTCCTGTGCTTGTTCTTTGGTTATATAATCTGGTCGTTTATTGAATAACATTATATTTCTTTGTCTAGAACCTCAAGTGTTTTTAATCTATCTTCCCAAGTAACTCCACCTTCTACTCCTTTCATAGGATTGATGCAAGTTTGGTCTCCATACTTATTACACACTAAACCTGCGAGGTTTATCTCACTACCTTCATTGGCAGTTCCTCTCCAGATATGATTCCCATTAATCCAAACAGCACCACATTTTGGGCATTCTTTTCTGCTAAGCGACAGATCAGACAGCTCTTTATCGGCCATTTTTTAATTCCTTTATTAGTTTTGAGTAGTTATCAGTATCCTTAATAAGTTGTTTCCTAATTCTCGCACTCAAAATCATTATCTTAATTCTAACAATAGCATATCTCAATTGCAATTCAATATAAGTAAATAATCTTAGTGTTGATTCATATCCACCATAACATACTAAACAAATTAATAAGAATAAGGTAAAATAAAACCCAACAAGAGATGTAGGAACCTGCATTTGAATACTAATCTTAGTATGTATCAATAGGATACATAACCATTCTATGTATATGCAACATTTTTGTCAACATGTTATAATGTATGGAAGTGTTGACTTGCAATGAATTTAATCGATAATTATTTATCCAATTTGGGACATCATTACGATGAAGAATTACTAGAACCTGGCGAAAAACTTCAAATTAAAATTCCATTCGTTTTTGACGATAGGCAAATAAATTTGTGTCCATTCATTATTCCATATTATAGTAAAAAAAGTTACCTTGATATAGAATTAAAAGATTCTATACGATTAGGTTTGTCTGATGAAGATATCAATATTAGAATGCAGCATCTAATTAAAAATATTAAATACGAAAACCCAGGAAGAGTTGGTGAGATGGGGTGGGAAGCAGACTATATTACAGATCCAAATCTTTTTACACCTTCTGAACGAGGAAGAATTTTAATTTCAGGATTTAAAAAATTTCGTAAACTTATCTTAAAAGGAGAATGGTTGGGAGGAATTCATACTCAACCAGGAGATATTATTGTCTCACACCCTTTAGGAATAAAATTTGATATGGGATTCACTGATGAATCTAAACAAGAAGGATCGCATCACAGAAGTATTCTGTCCAAAAAAGTATTTAAATTTGGAGAAGTTAAAGAAGATGGTATGCAATATGCAATTATAGGAGATGACTTAGATATGCATCCTATTTAATTTCAAAGTTTATCTTACGAATCTTTCTCTTACTACGATTCTCCCGCCAGACTTTATCTTCTTGAGATATAGGATCTGGTTTTTTATTGTCAGTATTTGATTGTATAATTAAAATCTTACTCAAGTCATTTGCGGATATCACATCTCCCCTAAGAGATGCCATATTAGGACACCCACAACACACTGTTTTTATTACATGGGAACACAATTCTGTGTTGCACTCTTTACAACGTATTTTCATAATACTTTACTTTATAGATGCTCGAAGAGGGGATCGAACCCCCGACAATCTCCGTGTAAAGGAGGTGCTCTACCGCTGAGCTATTCGAGCGTATGGGCAGGGTTGGATTTGAACCAACGTAGGCAGAGCCAGTGGATTTACAGTCCACCTCCATTAACCACTCGGACACCTACCCCGACTCCTCCACCTGGACTCGAACCAGGGACAACAGAATTAACAGTTCCGCGCTCTACCAACTGAGCTATAGAGGATTGAGTTTTTCTTCCTTCTTTGTTCTGAAGTAGAGTTTATAGTACTTACTTTTTATTTCCTCTAGTACTTTCATGTCCTGTTCAAAACCCATATATTTAAGATTTTGATAAGACCCCTCTAAGTCGCTGATGAGAAGAAGAATGTTAATTGCATTTGGTTTGCGACTACCAAATTCATACTCATTTATTGACTTGATCATAATATACCACTATGGATTGTTCTTGTCAATACCCAATTCTTTTAGATAATCGATCCACCAGTCTGGATCTCTTTTTTGTTTCCAATCAGGAACTGGTAAGTTATGAAGCGAATACCACTCGCTAATCGCTTCATCGATAGTCTGTGCGATCTGTAAATTCTTCTTCCTCTTCATCAACGTCCGCATATGCATCTGCCACAAAGGGTCCTCTTTTCCTGAAGGGTTCTTTTCCGACATAAGAGTTTTCTGAATTAACTGCAGATACCCACACCGCGAGTTTCATTACTAAAAAAATAATAACCAGCGGTGTAAAGCAACCGATTAAAATTACTGGATTCATCACCTTCAAACGAAGTAATATTATTTAGAGCAGATCATTCCTGTTAACTTCAATATCAAAGCATAAACAGTATCTGGGAGTAGTAAGATTATTATGTACCATATGTGGCGTTCTTCCCCAAAAGAAATGATATCTATTAGGAAGAAAATCTTCAGTTAAGACTCCACTATCTTTAGTGTCTAAAGATATAGTACATACTTCATTGTTTTGAGGATTAACATCTATTCCCCATAGACCCCGTATAACAGCATAGTCTGGATGTTCTGGATCATTATCAACATGCCAAGGAATAGATTTGCCAGGATGCAGAACACTGATTCCAACTCTCTTGAAAATACCAGATTCATATGCCAACTTAAACAAGTTAGGCATCTTTACAGCATTTTGCGTGTATAAAATTTCTTTCTCTGGATCAATATAACATGCCTGATCATATACCTTCTCCATTTTGGCAATATGATCGTAGTCTTCATTAGAGTCATACTCCCCATAAAGAGCAGCAACTTGCCAACCTGCGTATGGATTTTTCTCTATGCTAGTATATTGATTCTTACCATGCCAATTTGTCCAAACCAATCCTTCTTTAACAGACCTAAACTCATCACGAATCAATTCGTAATTAAGACTAAGCAAATTAAGTGCAGGATTGATTTCTTCTTGTGTAAAGAATCTTCCCATGACTACGTGGTAAATATATTCTTTATCGGGTAAAGGGTATAACATAGTTTATTATTTAAGCGACTCAGGTCGGACTCGAACCAACGACCGACTGCTTAGAAGGCAGTTGCTCTATCCAGCTGAGCTACTGAGTCATGTGTTAATTATATCAGTCAATCTCTTCTTCGTCAACCACATCTTCACCATTTTCTTTTCTAATTACAATTTCATTCTTTTTTGATAGTTTCCTAATATGTTCAATAGGGGATCCAATATAATTGGCAAACCCATCAAGATCATTATGACCCCAATCGTTAAGTGCGTCTGTAGGTACTCCGCTCATTGTTCAGTCTCCTATAAAGTTAATCTACTACTTACGACAATACAAGTTTCTTTGCATAGTTCCAAGCATAAACCTCTCGGTTGCCTTTGATACCCCATCCCAACCATGTATATGCAGGTCGCATATAATAAGAAATACTTTGATCATGCCCTTCAAATATAGGAAGAACACGTTGGAAGATAGGTTCGTTAATCATCCAGCGAGTCTGACCTTCCAGACTACTGGGATCGCACACGTATTTAGCACAGAAGTTTCCAAGACCCTTGTAGCGACCAATACTAGTCCACTGAATCAAACCATATCCACCAACCTTACATTCAGTGTAGGATACGCGAGCACCACCTTCACAGATGTTGGAGATGAACTTACTCTCCTGCTTGATGTTACCCATCAGTGTAGCAAGGGCATTACGATCAAAGATCTTTGTATGCTCCTGAAGTTGTGAGAGAACATACTGTTCTTCTGGAGTACAGTCTTCACACTTCCAAGTAGGTTCATACTGAACTACTGGTGCTTCTACAGGAGGAGGTGTGGGAGTACCTGGCATGGAGCTCCCAGAGACTGCCAACATGGAGGCAATAACAAAGAAATTCATAACCTTAGTCATGTGGACATCATGAGTGTATCAAGAAGATTTGGGTTTGTCAATAGCAGATACGACAGGTGGTTCATCTTGCTTCTTTTTAGTAGAAGAGTTACCCCCACCAGCTTTAGCAGGACTCAATCCAAAAGCAGCTAAAGATCCAGAAAAAACTGAAGCTATAAAAGTTGGATCAAAATCAAGAATCTTTTGTCCGTTTGGAAGTCTGACGTAAGAAAATGTGAGTAAAGAAGCAGACCAAATAAGTACAACGACTTTCACCAGATTACCAAGAACTTCACTTTTATCATCATCGTCTTGCTTCTCTACTTTGGGCTTATTATCGGCCATGTGCAGAGAACAACGCTCTAATATTTAGGTTGCAAACAATCCACAGTTACATTAGTATTGTGGATCTGATTATACTTGTTGCAGAGATCTTCACTTGATAAGTTCTCCCAATAGCGGTAAGTACTTTTAAGTTGGTTGGTATAATCACATCCACGCATACACATCCTCATCTCTTCTGCAACGATAGTTTTAATTAGAGCATCCCTAGTTAAGTTAGACATACGGAATTGTAGGTAGCCAACAAGAAGTCACAAAATATAACACAAGTAGTAATAGGCATCAGGAAACTTCTTTTGGATGGTCCCATATTAAATGGGATTTTATTATTTATGTGTCAATACTTCTCAATTGACATGATTTCAATGTCACCTCCCTGCTCACCATCATCAAACCATTCATCAAATTCACTAGCAATAGCAATAGCATTTTTGATATCCTCAGTACTAGAGTCTGATGATGTCATGATATCAGTAACCCGATCCATTGCCCAAGTGTTGACCTTGGATACAATTTCTTCAGTCGTCATCTCTGCCATAATAGTCCTTTCGGTAGTACCTGCTGAGGATGTTGCTATTGTAGTAGGCAGGGGTTCCGTCGTCAAGTGATTCGATGAGGACATTGTTCCCGAAGAGCTGTCTGGTTTCTTCAAAATTAGTTTTGCCCTTCGTTTTATGAAGGCTGATGATAGTTCTACTAAAATTCTGTTTACCAAATTTGACAACATCTTCTTTAAGTTCTGGACAAGATCCATAATACTTTTTCCAATCAGATACTTGTTTTACTTTGCGCTTTTTTCCCTTCGGTGTTCTGAAGGACCAAAAATACTTTCTCCCAATGTACTGTCGTTGGTTTGTGAGATTGGTAATATTATAAACAAAACCAAAGTAGTCCCCAACATCATCACTATCAAAAGCTCGTTCCATGTAGATCCAAGGATTTTCATAATCTACCATCTATATTACCCACTTTAGCATATTTAGATAAAAAAAGACCCCCTTTCGGAGGTCTCTTAATAAAGTATTGAGTTTAGCAATCCTCTAAAATCACTTGGATATCTTCTGGAGTAAGGTCAACCATTATCTTCTCTGCCTCTTCCAAAGTCTCGGCATGACACTCAAGGTAGAGATACTTAAGAATTGAATCATAGTTAGTCTCTTCACCCATTCTGGTAGCAACTCCACCCGCCTTATTAGCAACGTTACGTGCCACTTTACCAACTGCACCTTTTACATTGCGCTTTGCATTAGCAATTCTATTTTTAATAGATTGCTTTGCTTTATTCTTAACGTCAGAAACTTTATCCTTAGCAGATTTTGCAGCAGCATATCCAGAGACTGCTGCAGATGCTGCCTTCTTCTGGACTTCCTTCTTAGCAGAACTTGCAGCACTCTTCGCTGCCTTACCTGCTGCTACACCTGCACCTACAGCAACTGCTGCACCAGTCTTCGCTGCGCTTCCTGCCGCCTTAGCAGCAGATTTTGCCTTGTTTCCTGCTTCTGCTGCTTTTGCCTTTGCCTTTGCTTTAATCGCTGACTTCGCCTTGTCTCTTACAGACTTGTAACCAGTCATGGTCTGATTGTAAGATAGATCTTGACCCTTCTTACCCTTCAGTTTG